CAGTTGCACTACCATTTAATGTTAAGGTGCCTGTAATATTCATTGCGCCAGCTGTAGTGTAAACGCCTGGGCCTAATGTTTCACTGCCGTGTGTTGCCGCGTGATCCGTAACTGTTGCTGTAAGTGCTACTAATCTATCGTACAGAGCAACTAAATCTGTTTTAGCTTGAGCAGTTTCACTAGAGGTAGTGTTTACTGTGAACTGGCTGTTAAAATTTACTAATTGCGGAACGTTGTTTGGAACGTCATGTGTCATGCCCGTAATGATAGTAGGAGTACTAGACGTTATAGCAACTGAAGTATCGTTGTTATCTCTTTTTGTAATTATTCTAGTACATAATCCGTTGCCGCCTGGCGTTTCGCCATCGCTTATTCGAAGTGTATTAGTAATTGAGTCGTACCATAAACGCCCACGTTGACCTACTCTAGCAGTGCCGTCTTCGATATTGCGGCGTTGCGATCGAAAGTCTTGTGTGAAATCAGACATTTATTGAGATTTGCTAAGATGTACAATTCTCTTTAGAGTATCGCCGCCATCTTCAGCGCCTATATTGTCTGGTTGTGTAAGTTTGTCTATTACGGGGGATTGTTTGCCTAGGTTGGCTTTTGCTAATTCAAGTTCTTGTTGCTGTGGAGCAACCATAACGGGATTATTGGGTAATCCAGATTGGTCATTATCTGGAGCATTATCTGTATTATTATCTGTAGCATCTAACGTATCTGCGAACGCTCTTAATATATCTGACATCTTCATACTTTGTTCTCCTTATGTCCAGGGTCGGCCTGCTTGCAATGTTTGGGTGTTCTCATCATCGTCTGCATTAACCGCATTTGCTTCGTAAGGATTAGGTAGTCTGTTCTTATTGAATGTTTTTAACGTCCTATAGTAAACAGCATTAGTATCTGCCGCGGCAAGCCCCTCACGTTTAGCTTGTGCAATAGCACCCTTTTGTTCTTGACGTGCTTCTTTATTGCCAGTCTTTAACGGAACACAAACAACTAAGTCTGCTTCAACAAGGCCTGCGGCTGTTAATGTTTTTGCACCATCATTAGCTTGATTGATAGCAGGGTTTTTATTAGCACGTACTTCACCGTACATTCCTACTGTAATAGGAGCGCCTTCAATGGCCCTTATTAGTGCAGTAAGTCCGTTCATTGTAGTTGATGCAAACGTAACAGTTACATCAAACATTACGCCTGTTAGTCCCTTACATTTAATTGTTGCCATGTTTTATACTCCGGTTGTTAAGTATATTTATTCAATACTGTAATACTACTGTTTACAGATGATAAGTAATACTATGTTAAAGATGATACAAGAGTGGATGAAAGACTATGAAGCAGTTCAAAGTGAACTACGAGATATGGGAATTATCAACTATTGTAGTCCGTGTATAGGAGTTGTGTCTTGGATAGACCACAAACAATTAGAGAAGTATTTTAATGATAGACAGAACACCGTTTCAAAAGACAATAGAAAAACTAAAAGCTGAAGGCAAATATAGAGTCTTTAATGATATTCTCCGTGAGAAGGGAGCGTATCCAAATGCTATCTGGTACGGCCCATATAACATAAAGAACATTGTTAATTGGTGCAGTAACGATTACCTAGGCATGGGACAAAATAAAGTAGTGTTAGACGCAATGCATACCGCACTTGATCAAACAGGTGCAGGAGCAGGCGGAACTAGAAACATTGCAGGCACAAGTCATTATCACGTAGCATTAGAATTACAACTAGCTAGGCTTCATTCGAAGTCAGCGGCACTACTATATACTTCTGCTTATGTTGCAAACGAATGGACGTTGGTTGCTCTTAAACAAATCATACCAGACATTGTGTATCTAAGTGACAGCAAGAACCACGCTTCACTTATTCAAGGCATGCGTCACAGTGGTGCTGACAAAGTAATTTGGACGCACAATGATTTAGAGGACCTCGAGGAAAAGCTAAAGAACGTGTCAGGTACGCCTTGTATCGTTTTTGAATCTGTGTATAGCATGGATGGAGACGTTTCGCCTATGCTCGACATTTGCAACCTAGCAGACAAGTATGGTGCTATGACATACATTGACGAAGTTCATGCTGTTGGCCTTTACGGCATAACAGGAGCAGGCAAGTTAGAAGAACTTGGATTGCAGAACAGGGTTGATATTGTTAATGGCACATTAGGTAAAGCCTTCGGAGTACAGGGAGGATATATTGCTGGGGATGCAATCGTCGTAGACGCTATTCGTTCTGTTGCTTCGGGCTTTATCTTTACGACATCAGCGAGTCCAGTTATATGCGCTGGCGCTTTGGCAAGCGTTAAGTATGTGATGGACCATAACACGTTGCGTGAGCAACATCAATTACAGGCAACAAAGTTAAAAGAGAAGTTAGCAGAAGCGGGCATTGAAATACACCCTAGCTGTACTACTCATATTGTTCCTGTAATGGTTAGAGATCCACTTCGCTGTAAGAAACTGAGTGATGTATTGCTAGAAGAACACGGAATATATTGTCAGTCAATAAACTACCCTACTGTGGAAGAGGGGACAGAAAGACTCCGATTTGCACCGACACCGTTACACACAGATGCGATGATCAGCGAATTGGTAGACTCATTAAGGAAAGTATTAAATGAACATTAAGAAAATATTTTGGTTCAGCTTAGGCTGTATCTTATTAGGAGTCGCCTTCATTGGTGTCTACCTACCTGGGCTCCCTTGGAGTACCCCAGCTGTTGGAGCGGCGTATTGCTTTGCTAAGTCAAGCGATCGTATGCATAATTGGATTATGAATCACAAACTGTTTGGACCATTCCTAACAGGTTGGGCAGAGAAGCGAGTCTTCCCTACTAAGTTCAAATACTTTATGCTTGTAACAATGAGTTCAAGTGTAGCAGTACTTTGGTTTACTACAGGTAATCCTAAGGCTGTACTATGGAGCGGAGGCTTTATGGCCCTTTGTGCCATATGGGCTTGGCGATTTCCGGGATCACATGAAGAACATCAAAGACGTAAGGATGCAGGCAAAAAGATCGCCTGGTTAAAATAAAGTCAATAAAAAAGGACACATTAATTTGTGTCCTTTTTCTTATTTAAATTACAAAACAATAAACAATGTAGATGACTGCTACTAATGCACCAACCATCCCATCGATTGCTTTTGCGTGGGCGTGTTCTTCTTCACTCATTATTCAAACTCATATTCGTCATTAGTCCACATTAGGAATTATACATTGAATGTTTGTGATCAGCAATCTCTTTCGCGGCAGTATAGTGCCCTAGAGTGCGAAGCTGTTGAATGGCCATGCAGTATGCTCTATACTCTTGTGCTTTGATAAAACGCTTCCAGCCTCTAACTAAAAAGTTATCTTCCATCACAAGCCTTCGAGTGTTAAAAAGCCAGCATACGAACGACAATTTGCTTTTTGCGATGTTTTCCAACGCTTTAATCCTGCTAACAAAAATGTATCCATGATTAGTTTCTTCCTCTATCTACAGTTCCGCCACGACAGATGTGATTGATGTCACCGCGTGTGATACCAATGTCTTTTAATTCGTAATCGCTTAACCTGCTTAGTTGCTTATAACCCTTGTGGTCGAAACTAGAATCAAATCTGCTTTCAGTTACAAATCCTTTGAAGAATTTTGCGACTGTATCACATAATGAACAGTAAACTTGTGTAAGTGCTGTACTCATTTCTCATCTCCTAGCATAAGCGCTCTGGCTTCTTTGTGCATACCCATACGTGTAAGTTCAGACGCCGCTCTTGCTTTGCCAGCAGACTCGCCGAGTGCCCAAATATTATATAGTGTTGATGTTGCGATTGATTTAACTGCTTCGCAAATTGAGCAGTAGTAAGTACTAATAGTTGTCATTATACCCATCCTGTAAGGTTTGTGTTTTGTGATTTAAGTGCGCCATCGTTCCAAGGGTGTATATCCTTGCGTGTTGGTGGTGCGCCGTTGTTTTCTAGCATATGCTGATAAGCAAACTGCCAGTCTTTATTATACTCTGTCTTTGCCCATACGAGGTAATCGTTTTTAGAGGATGGTTTAGATCCAAACAATTGCCGTAGGACTGTAAACACTTTTTTCATAGTGATCTCCTGTTTCTATAGTTTTGGATGCTTGAGGAATAGCAATACCCCGGAACTTCCCCGGCGGTGCATGTACCTTTGGTACACGTCAATCGCTTTTAAGGCATGTGATAAGTGCCCATAGTCTATCCTATGTGTCTGTGTGTTGTCAAATCACCATCTAATAGCTCTTTAACACTGTTATTTATATAATAGTACACTCTTTATTACTTAAAGTCGACTCCTTTTTGCATTAATTTGGCAAATACCCGCTATGCATTTAACGCATGCCTTAAATCTCTTGACTTACACTTGTATTAGTAGTATACTATAAATATAACTTTACAGCAGTTCAACCACAGAGAAGAGGATCCCCATTGAAAATGAAAATCATCACAGGCAATGCTAACCCCGCGTTGGCACAAGAGATTGCAGAGAGATGCTTTGCAACCTTAGTTCCTGCAAAAGTCAGTATGTTCGCAGACGGAGAAACAAGCGTAGAGTTCCATGATAACATTAGAGGCGAGGATGTATTCATTATACAAAGTACATGTACTCCTGTTAACGACAGTCTAATGGAACTGTTGATTATGATTGATTCGGCAAAGCGATCAAGTGCGGCACGTATTACAGCAGTTATACCGTACTTCGGTTATGCTAGACAGGATCGCAAGAGTGCAAGTCGCACACCTATTACTGCAAAGTTAGTAGCAGACTTGCTTACCACAGCAGGAGCAAATAGGATCCTTACAATGGACCTACATGCAGGACAGATACAAGGCTTCTTTAACATTCCAGTTGATGACTTAACAAGCCGTTTGGTATTTGCTAAAGACATTCAGTATAATGTAGGAACAGATGCTACAGTGTTTGTAAGTCCAGATGCAGGCGGTGTTGTTCGTGCTAGAAAGTTTGCAGACATGTTCCACGCAGACATTGCTATAGTAGACAAGATGCGTCCTGAAGCAGGTAAGAGTGAAGTTATGAACTTGATCGGCGATGTTAAAGATAAACACGCCATTCTGGTTGATGACATTATTGACAGTGGCGGCACACTATGTAATGCGGCAAAGGCTATTATGGATGCAGGTGCGCTAAGTGTTCGTGCATATATTACACACGGAGTATTGTCAAGCGAAGCATGTCAGAAGGTTGAAAAGAGTGTACTCACAGAACTTGTAGTTACTAATTCAATCGGTGACCGTTGTCCTAAAAACTGTAAAAAGACACGACAGGTAAGTGTCGCGCCTTTGTTTGGTGAAGCTATCCGTAGGGTAACTAACGAAGAGTCAGTTAGCAGTTTGTTTGGTTAGTCTTGGTCAGCTTCGATGTGCTTGATGTACTCAACCATTGAGTGATCACCAAAGTTATCGATCTTACCTTTCTTGATGCCCATCCACATACCGCGCAGTCTGTCTTTAAACATCTGCCAGCCTGTAGGCTTACGAACATTTCCGTATGCATTAATGTAATGCTCAGTACCGTGATGTTTAAATCCCATAACAGCAAGAGGAACAGTAGTGACAATGTCGTTATTGTTCTTCCACCTGTGATGTATAACATTTAAACTGTTGCAATACTCTCTCCAACCCACACGTGGACTACCGTATGTGAATAGTTCAACAGGATCGTTTAGTTCTACATTATGTTTTGCTCTGCTTGCCATAATAGTTGCCATGGCCGCTCCTAAACTATGTCCACAAAACCAAAGTGTTTTGGTAACATTAGTCTTACGATTAATATCTTCTTCAATCATTGGCCAAAGGTCATCTACCTCTGTCTTAAATCCAATGTGTACTCGTCCTACCGTTTCAGCCATTACCGGAATAGCTTTTAGATCTGCTTTTAGATCGTTAAATTCAGTTGGTTGCGTTCCTCTGCAGGCGATAACCAAATCTGTCTTGTTCATGAAACGGTATGCTTGAGCACCGTCCTTTTCATAAAACTCTATTGTTGTGAAACCTAACCGTTTTGCTTGACTCTTTGCTTCTTTGGTGTTATTATATGCTATACTTGATAACTTAGCAAACAACAAGGATTTTTCTTTGAAACTTAACTTTTCTATTGACATACTTCGCCCCCTTCATTATAGTAATATTTATGTTGCTAATCAACTAAATACCATATAAGGAACGTAACATAATGAAAAAAGCTACTAGATCAATACTTGAAGAACTGAATAATCTTAATATTCATCGGAATAAAGAAAGTCTTATTGAAACATCAGGACTAAATCTTATCGATAGTACTATTAACTTGTTTAATAAAATTAATGAACACTATTCAGCAGAAGAAGCACTTGAGCTAGAACGTAGGTTTATTAACAGTATTAAAAGTGCCGACCCAAAGAAGTTCAAACGCGGCCTTGGTAAAATTAATGAGAGTAAAAAAAATGACAAGTAATTTATTCGAAGGTGGAAACGTATTTAAAAAAGTTGAGGGCGGTGAAGTTACACCACTAACACAGCGTATTGCCACAGTTGATGTACAGCCAACAATAGATTGGATCAATGCTACATTTGGTTTTAAGTTTGTTGATGAAGACATGCTTGGCACAACAGGCAAGAAGACAAAAGAAGATGGAACATTTGAAGAGAACTCGTCGGGTGATTTAGATCTTAATGTTGATGTAAGAGAATTACCTAAAGAAGAAATAATTGCAAAACTTACTGCATGGTGCCAAAAGCAAGGCATTGATGATTTAGAAATTATGAACAAGGGCAGAACTTTCACACAAGGTTGGGTTGCTAACGCAGGACTTCAAATACATTTTAAAACACCAATCAGGGGTGATGTTAAAAACGGCTTTGTTCAAACAGACTTTATGCTCACAGATAATCCTGCTCTACAACGTGGAGCCAAGCGTGGCGGAACAGAGCATTACACAGGCGCTGACAGAGCAGTATTGTTATCAAGTTTAGCAAGAGGCCGCGGATATAAGTTTAGTCCTACAAAAGGCATTGTTGATCCTAACAACGGAGATAATGTTGTTGCAGACGATTGGGATGAAATTGCAAAAATACTATTAGGACCAAACGCAAGAGAAGCTGACACACATACAGTTGAAAGTATGTTTGCAAAACTTAAAAGCGATCCAGACTACGAAGAGCTAATTGCTCCGTGGAAAGAAACAATGGCCAAGGCCGGCAAAGAAGTACCTGAGTCTACACACGGCGTATCTGGCTACAAAACATTTACTAAAGAAATAGCCCGTGTTGCTGAACGCAGTAGCATTAGAGCAGGCTTAATGATTGCTGAACAAAGAAAAGATGAAGGCATCCTTGGCGGTATTGGTAAAGCTCTTCAAAAAGGTGCGTCCGCAGTTAAAGGTGGATACGCTGTAGGACGAGGTGGTTCACAAAGTATGTCCAAGATGGGCAAGGCCTACAAGGGCGCAGGCGGTCCAAAAACAACTATTGGACAAGTGGCTGGTATAGGTACTGGAATTAAAGGTTTGATATTTGGCAAAGATGCTAAAGGTAATACAGTTAAAGTTGATCCAAAGAATCCTAAGAAAGACGTAAAGGTGCTTGTTAAAAGAGGCTCGCGGACTGAAGAAGTTCCGTTTGCCAAAGTAAATGCTTACTTGAAAAAAGATTGGCAAGTTATAGCAGTAAACGAATCAAACAAACCACTAGGCACAGCATTAAAGAAAAAACTAAAAGATGAAGGCGGCGCCGCAGGGTTTGATCCGCTTAAAGCAGTTGCAAAAAAGATGGATGTTAATCTTACACCGGCAATGCTAAAAGGCATGCCTGGTATTAGGTTGCACAGAGATGGTGATTACATTTTAGAAGCTTCAAGAATTGATCATGCAGAAGATCTAGCTTACCTGCAAGGTTCCCAAGGAGCAATAAGAGCGTTACAAAGTTTGCGCAATATGGCAAAAGGCGGACAAGGAAACGTTACACTTAAATGGGACGGATCTCCCGCAGTTGTGTTTGGCCGCAATGAGAATGGTGAATTTGTATTCACAGACAAAAGCGGATTTGTTAAGTCAAAAGGAGTTGGTAGAACAACTAGCCCAGACGCACTTAAACAAGAACTTCTTATGCGTAGTAAAGGAATAAACAAAGATGATCCAAAGCGTATAGCATTTGCAGACAGTATGGCACAGGCATTTGGTGTGTTTGAAAAAGCAGTACCAAAAAACTATAGAGGTTACTTCAAAGGCGACTTGTTATATTATAACACTCCGCCAGTAATAGAAAAGAACTTTGTATTTAAACCGCAACTTGTAGAGTATGCTGTAGATGTTGCAAGTGACTTAGGTAAGAAGATTGCTAAATCAAGTGCCGGTGTAGTTGTACACAGAATGGTAGACCCAGACGGTAGTGAACACCCACTTAAAGACTTAGAAATATTTGAAGGTGATCAGTTATTAGTTGTGCCGCCTGTGACTATTGAACAGCCAGCACAAGTTCCTAACGAAGAACTTGATAGACTTGCACAAATTATTAAGAAAGACTCAGCAGACCTTGACAGTTTACTAGACGTAAATAAACTTGCACAAATGAAAATGAAAAACTTTCCTGATATCATTTATAAGTATATGAACAGTAAAGTAGATACCGGACTTGACAACTTAGGACGAGACTTTACTAAATGGCTTAACACTAGGAAAGATATTAGTGGTGTTAAACAACAAAAGATTATTGAATACATTAAGCAGAACATGAATGCTTGGACATCGTTGTTTGAAGTTATTACAGGTATAATGAAAGCAAAGGATAGTATTATTGCTGATCTAGATAAAAATCCAAATGCGGTTAAAGCTAAGACAGATGGTAAAGAAGGCGGCGAAGGGTATGTGTTAGCTCACCCTGAAGGCGATATTAAATTAGTTAACAGAGCAGTATTTACGGCCGCTAACAGAGCAGTACAAAGATAATCACAGGAGAAGTACTATGAAAATGACAGACATACATGAAGCAATTGGAGATGACTTAGGGCTATCTAATCACGGCATGGAACTAGATGATCCAGACAAGGACATGAAAAAGGGTTTTAAGAAAGAACCAATATCAGGACAGCTAATGAAAGTATTAGACTCAAGAAGCAATCCAAAGCCAATCACGTTTATTACTACAGACGATGGTCGTCAACACAAGATTGGTCCTAACATGGCATCAGCATTATTGGCGTTGTTGCGTGGACAAATTGGTGACATGAAGCCACAGGCACGTGAAAGACTTACAGACAAACTGCAAACTTCGCAAGGGCTTGAAATGGCTATGAGTGCAAAGACAGCCAAAGAGCTGGTTAACATTGCATCAGATCTAATTGGCATGGCCGATACGGATCGAAGCAGAGAGAAAAGCATATACTAATATGGACTTCATTAAAGAACTTCACGAAGCTAGACTGACTCGCGGAAGCGGTGCATTAAAGTCTCTTACGTATACAGATTGTTGCGAACGGGCATACTTGACTATGCTTATCTTAGAAGTTCTAAGAAGGTTTCCAAACACTGCACCCTACGCACATGGATACGCAAAGAAGACAGCCGGTGCTGACAACTATAAACATTTTAGAATGTCGTCAACTGATCTTTATAACTTTGTATACTTCATTGAAGGGGACGAAGATGCTCACAGCAAACTCAAAGATCCAGGCGCGGCAAAAAGATTAAGTGCAACTACGCATTTTCCATTAATGGCGTTTAATCGTTATGTACATGCATTAGGAAATGCTACAGCATCAAGCTCTCGAGACCAACAAACTTTTATTAACATTGAATCTGCATTAAAGATTACTAACACTGATTATAAAGGTATTAGGCGAAACGTTTTTAGTTTTGTTTCTATTTCTGCTGATAGTAAAAAGAAATTGGTTACTAGACTATTGCTTGCCGCAAGAGCTAAACTACGGTCAAGTGATATTATTGAATACTTAGAGAAGCTGTCAGCAGAAAGAGACCTTGAAGTATATCGTATAACTGATCCTGAACCAAAAGTAAGTGTTCCGGACATTAACGTAACAGGACAGGACCTAGCAGTATACGCAAGATTAGTAGGATCTAAGAACTTAATGCTAACAAAGAAGTTTTTAGAACTTGCTAAAGATGGTAAGAGTATACCGGCTAGTGTAGTACAAGCGTACTTGCCTGCTATCGTTATGTTAGATAATATAGTAAAAGGTGGCCCTAGCTTTATATCACTGCTAAGGACACTAGAAAATCGGGCTCAAAACACCCGATAAGTCGGCATTTTTATGCAATTGGCTAAATACTTATAACAACTTCATAGAGTAATGAAGATGTCCATTAAGAGAAAATCACAGGAGATTATAAAATGGCAGGACAAGCACAAGGAAACGGCGGATTGGCCGGAACAAGTAATGGTTTAGGTGGAAGAACTAGAATCATTAATTTAGCAAAATCAAACATGACAGAAGCAGAACTTAAAGCGGCTCTAAGATACTTAGCGGCAGGTGACGTAGCTGGAACAAACGATGCACACACAATCGCAGGCGTTGCTCCACTTACAGAATCAGGTATTTTCCTAGGCGGAACTACTGACGCTGTACAAGTAGCTATTCAAGGTACAGGCGTTGCAACTATGGCGTCAAACTTTGGTACAGGTTCAACTGGTATCACAGCTACATTGATTGCTGATTTTATCGACGCACCAATCTAAGCGTAAAGTAAACGTTAGTTAATAACTAACTTCAAAGGGTGTCGTTTTTACGGCACCCTTTTTTTACGACCTATAAATACATACATGAAAGTATACTCCCTTATAGACATCACTGAAACTAAACAACGTAGGAATAATAGCGATAACGTTGTTGCAATTGGACAGCAAGCAAACTGGATGACATTTGTACAAACAATGATGTTAAGGACTAACATGATGTATGAATCCCCCACAGCAGTAAAGTACACAGCCGCAGAGCTTAAAAAACTAGGCTTTGGTACAGACTACAAAGGCGGCCATACAGTTTGGGAAGTAGACATTACAACAGACAGCTATCAAACAATGCCAGCTGTTGAATCACTAGAATCTGACTTTAATTTAGTACCAACAGTCGCCAACTTAACTGAGACAATTAGGATAAATAATAATGTATTCCGAACATCGGACCAGGCAAAAAACATATTATTTAAGGCTACTGAAAACCCATTAGGCTAACGTCAAGTTTACTAATAACCCTTTGAGCAAGGGACTAAAAAATAAGTACCGGAGAATAAAATGGCCACCGAGCTAGAAAAAACAAACCTAGAAGCGCATGTTGATTTATGTGCAATTAGATACGAAGCATTAGAAAATCGTATGGAAAAGATCGAAGTAAAAGTAGAGCATATTCATATTGATGTACAAGCTGGCAACAAGTCGTTAATTAAAGTTATTGTTGGTGCTACCGGAACTATTGTAGCAGGCTTGCTTAGTACTATTGTAGTTCTCCTTGTAAACTTTTCATAACCTTCCTAACTAAATACTGTTATGCTAATAACAGATATCACACCCAACTCCGACTTAACAGAAAAGCAAATCTGGGGTCGTCGAGGAAAAACACTAGTCCGTAAGTACAAATGCTCAAGTGGCAATCGTAAAGGACGTATTGTTGCTAAGATAGCACAATGTTTTGCCGCACCAAACATTAAAAAGAAAATATCAATGAAGCGTACTAGAGCTCGACTTGGTGCTAGAATGGCACGTAAGGCTAAGAGAACTAAGCGCATTAATCCAGCTTCAATTGCTTTAACTAGATTGAATAAGAGAAGCAGATGAGAATTCAAGACATTACAGAAGGCGCTGTCGGTATCTTTGGAAGATCCAAAGGCAAAGTAACACGCAAGTATCGTTGCACAAGTGGCACACGTAAAGGACGTATTGTTGCTAAGGCTACAACATGTAATGCTCCAATCAACGTTAAATCTAAACTAGCAATGAAAAAGACTAGAGCAAGAAAAGGCTCAATGATGGGAGTTAAGTCTAAGTTTACAAAACGTAACAGTCCAACCTCAAAAACTATAAATAGATTAAACAAGACTAGAATGAAACCTACTAAACGTTCAACAGCCAAGCGGAAGAGAATGAAATGAGATTAAACGAATTAAACAATCAACGCATTGAAGAACTAACAGCACAACAAATAGCTCAGGCCACAGCCAAAGGAGCAAAGGTAGCCGGTAAAGCGGCAGTTACCACAGCCCAAGGCGCAAAGATAGCCGGTAAAGCGGCAGTAGGTGCTGTGAAAAAAGTTGCAGGTGGTGCAAAAAAATTAGCCGACAAGGGTTTGGATAAGGCCGCAGGCGCATTAGCAAATAAAGCGGCAAGTATGGGTGCAACAGCAGGTGATGTAACCGGAGCACAAAAAGAACTTGGGAAACAAGGCGGAGTTGTTGGTAAAGTAGCTAATTCAAAACTTGGAAAAAATATGGCAGGTAGAGTTGCTAAGAAATTACCTGGGCAACAACCTCCCCAAAAACTAGATCCTAAAGCAAAGCAATTAGCACGACAACAAGCACAAAGAGCCGCACAGGGTTCTAAACTAGCTGGTGGTAGTTCAGCCGCTAAGTTTCAGCAAGGTGCAGACGCAATAGGACAAGGAAAAGCTGTAACTGGAATGTTGTCAAAAGAAATGGGTCCACACATTAAAAATTTACAAGCAATTTTAGGCAATCCATCACTTAGAATGAAATGGATGCAATTAGTTAAACAGGCAAAAGTAAAATGAGATTTAACGAGTTTAAAACTAGAACAGACGAGATTGCACCTCTTGCTCCAATTGCGGCAGGCGTAGCCAGAGTTGGTGCAAAGATGATGGGCAAAGGTATTGGCATGGCGGCAAAACTTGGAAGTAAGGGTGCTGGCATGGCGGCAAAAGCTGGTGCAAAACTTGGAAAGAGTGCAGTAGTTGGAGCAGGTAATTTGGCTAAGAAAGCTGTTGGTACTGCAAAAAATGCAGTTGTAAATAAAGCTATAGCCAAAGCTGACAGTGTACTACAACAAAAACTATTAACTCCTGGACAAGAACTAGCCGGAGGAGTCATTGACAAAGTAACAGGTAGCGAAGTTACTATAGCAGACCCAAAGAACAAACAAGGTCCTAAATCAGTATACGATAAAAAATCCCCAGAAATTAAAGCGGCACTAGACCAATTGTCTCAGGACGCCCAGGCATGAAAATAAACGAACTCATACAGGAATTCACAATCCAAGCTACGAACGAAGAGCGAGTAGTTATGCAGAAGTGTGACACTGTACGATCATTAGACAGTTTCTCAGAAAGAGATAGATTCATAATCGAAGCTCTCATACGTAAATCTTTAGTAAGTAAGATAGTACAGAATGGAACAGTCATGGTCGTGATAAATGAGTTTTGATAAAACCCTTGCCCAAGAACTAGAAGATATTGTAGTATCCGGCTTAGCCGAAATACCTTTGCCATACCAAAAAGGCAACAGTATAAGACTAAAGAATGTGGTTATTCGAAAACATAAAAACGGATACCGTGTGTTTAATATAAGTACTAATAAGCATATACAAACAGTGTTTACAAAAACAGCCGCAGTGGCCATAGCTAAGTTATACGCACAGAAGCAAGAAGACATGGTTGATAGTATAATTAACCTAGATGATAGAGTAGCAAAGCACTATATGGATGCATTGTTTGCTAAACGAACAGTAGAGAGTAGCAAAGATAATATACGACGAGAGTCTGCAGAGACAAATTTTGACATCGCACTAGAACGAGCTTGGAGCTCATTAGCGCAGATAGAAAGTTATATCTTTGATAAATAAATATATAATGACAAAGGAACAGAACCATGCTTATTAACGAATTTTCAAAACCTATTACAGTTAAGTCTCTAAATGAGAACCTAGCTAAAAGATATGGTAAAACTATTGATGTAGACAAATTTACAACTGAGCAACTAATGAACGCTCGTAACAAATTACGTACAACACTTTCACAAGTTGAGACTAATGAGAGTTTTGATTCTGTTCACACTAGCGATACATATCAAAAGAACAAATTGTTCCTTGAGCTTTTGAACACAGCATTGTCAGAGCGTGATATGTTAGAAGGTGAAGTACCAGCAGGGCTAAAAGCATACCAAGATAAGAAAGCAGGCAAGAAGCCAGCAGATAAGAAGCCAAAAGACGGCAAGATGCCAATGGATGACAATGGCACGCCAGGTGACAAGTCAGACGACAAGCCAGCTTTCCTTAAAAAGAAAGATTCTAAAACTGATGAAGGTTCATACGGTAAGAAGAAGAAGGCTGTTAAAGAAGGCGCAGAAGAAGAAGCAACTCTTGTTATGGCCGCAAAGGATATGGTTGATCGCATTACTGGTTGGATGGAAGACACAGCAGAAATGCAAACTGAATCCATGCTAGAACTAGGCGACAAGATTAGAGACGAGCACGGAGTTGATCAAAGTGAAAACTTTATTAACACAGTTAAGCCTGCATTAGGTTCGTTGTTTTCATCACTAGAGGTTACCCGTGACGCATTGACATCTGGCGTAGCTATCTTAACAGGCGAAGGCGCACCTCAAACAATGGGCGACGAAGTAGAAGATGACGACATGACCGACATGGATATGGACGACACTGATATGGATGCAGACGTTGACGCAGACGACATGGACGACGAGTTTGGTGCGGCAGACGCAAGTGCTGGTGGAGATGAACCAGAAGATAGAAGCAAGCGCGAGAGTGTAGAACTTTCAAAGCGTTTAGGTCTATTACTGGCTGGCTCAAAAAAAAAGCAATAAGTGAAAGTGTTTCAGACAGCCTTTCACAAATCATACATTTAAAATTACAACAAGGTGCCGGCAAAATTAGCTGGGACGAACTAAACGATTACCTTAGTAACACCGAAAGTGAACACTTTGATAGAGAAAGTTTTGTTGTTGCATATAACAGTGACCAGCGTTTACAAAATCTAGTTAATAACTTTGACGAAAACGGACTTGTACTTGCTGGTAGTCAAGACATTCGGTCTGAACCAGAAGACAAAACTGTCGATAACATGGCTGACAGAGCTACAGCCAACGCAATGAAATAACCCCAAAATAACACTTGACTTCTTAACTTTATGATTGTATAATAGTATACATATAGGAGTTAAGAATGAGTTTACTTAAAAATATCAATGGAATAGAACTATACGTAGTTCCTAATCAACATTGGATTGTAAGTGCAATATATCCGTATTATAAAGATCTAGAACATTTGTTTGACTTTTCGTCACACGATATGACTGCAGGTCATTGTACTGTTAACGGAATTCAAAAGCCTTTACTACCAGATGAGTGGACACGAGAACGTGAAGACTATCGTATGTGGATGTTAGATATATTTAAACAAGTAAGTGTGCCTATTAAAGAAATTAACGATAGAGACATCGGACCTGAGTATAAAGCATGGACTATTAATTACTTTCCAGGAGGCTGGCAAGCAGGACATTTTCATTCTATAGATAAAATGTCACAGGATAATGATAGATTTGCTTCTAGTGTTATGTTCTTTGATCACATCAAACCAAAAAAGCGTAACAAGTTCAACGGAGCATTGTATACTACAATGCAAAGTCTTTCAGGTTATACATATGATCACAAGTTTTATCCTGAACCCGGAAGAGTAGTAATCATGGACGACAGGGTGTGGCACGGTGTGTACCCAACTGAAGATAACAGACGCTCCCTAGTATGGGACTTTGACATAGCATGAGAGTAGGCGTACGAGGAAGTAAACTTGCAATAGCATACGCAGAACGTGTATGCAACGAGTTGCCTTGCGACACAGAGATAGTTATTATCAAAACACTAGGAGACTTAAATCCTGATGTACCTATACATGAGATAGGTGGCAAGGGTGTTTTCTGTAGCGCAATCGAAAACGCATTGTTTAACAACGAAATTGACATAGCAGTACATAGTTTAAAAGACATGCCCGGCGATGTTGAACATCCTGACTTAGAGATTAGCGCAGTACTACAGCGCAGTAGTCCTTATGATGTATTGTTAGGCAAAGTGTTTGATGGAAGTACAATTGGCACTAGTAGTCCTAGGCGCACAGCACAACTAACACAATTATATCCTAATAGTAAAATATTACCAATTAGAGGTAATATAGATTCTCGCCTAAATAAACTTGACAACGGGCAGTATGATGCTATAATACTAGCACAAGCAGGATTAGATGCTTTAAACATTCATCGAGATGACATAACAATACTACCAATTGTTCCAGCAGTGGGTCAAGGTATTATTGCATTACAAACAAGACAAAATAGCAAAGCAAGTAAGATTGCCAAGCAAGTAAATCACACACTAACTTTTGCACAAGCACAGTTAGAAAGAGCATTGCTTAAAGGTATTGCAGGAGATTGCCAAACACGAATAGCGGCACACGCTACAGGAAGCAATCCAATCAAACTAGAAGCAGTATATTACACGGAGAATTTATGAGTAGTTTAATTACCCCCAAGTACGACTATAAGCCTATAAGCCGCAAACAAGTTGAAGGCAAGCGTAAGTACATGACGCCGGACGGAGGAGCCGTAGCAAGCGTTACGACTATCTTAGACGCCACAAGTGACAAGTCCGGACTAATGGCTTGGCGCAAGCGTGTAGGTGAAAAGAAAGCACAAGAAGTTGTTACTGAGGCCGCAGGTGTTGGCACACGTATGCACAAGTATCTTGAAGACTATGTTGACTTTGGTGAGCTACCTACGCCAGGTGGCAATCCGTTTGCTAAGAAAGCACACAAGATGGCACAGGAAGTAGTTAAACATGCTATGTGCGATGTAGATGAGATCTGGGGTAGTGAAGTTGCTCTGTATGTTCCGCAGATGTATGCAGGCACTACTGACCTTGTTGGACAGTACAAAGGCCAACCTTGTATAATGGACTTCAAACAAACCAACAAGCCTAAGAAGCTAGAGTATGTACAAAACTACTTCCTACAGCTAGTAGCTTATGCAGAAGGACACAACGAAATTTACGGCACTAACATTCGCGAAGGACATATCTTTATGTGTAGTCGCGGAGATGATGGCATGGAACTTGGTGGTGAAACATATCAACAGTTTGATGTATGGCCAGATGAATATGATGAATGGCGCCATGAATGGTACAACAGAGTGTATACCTATTACGAGAAGCACAATACTTGAAGGCAATGATACAGACTTTAGGGCTAAATATGTATAATAATACATTTAGGAGAATGACGTGGCTGTAGTACAGATATCGAGAATTCAGGTTAGAAGAGGTAAAGGCACCAACGGTATTCCGCAGTTAGCTGGCGGAGAATTTGGTTGGGCAGTAGATAATAGAGCATTATTCATTGGTAACGGCAGTGTTGCTGAAGGATCGCCGGCAGTAGGTAATACTAAGATTATTACTGAGCATGACGATTTGTTTACATTAGCTAACACTTACACATACCTAAACGGTCAAACTGTACAAACAGGTACTAGTGCCACTGCTCCGATTAAAAGAACACTACAATCAAGGCTAGACGAAATGGTTAACATTAGGTCGTTTGGAGTAGCAGGCGATGGATTAACAGACGAAACTGTTGCAATCCAACGTGCTATGGACCAACTGTATCTTAACAGTGCAACTAAAGGTACGCCACAAAGTAGAGTAGAACTTGTATTTCCAGCAGGCACGTATAAAGTATCTAGCATAATTTACATTCCTCCTTACGCTACAATCAAAGGCGCAGGCATGAGCAAGACAGTCTTTAATATGACTGGCAACGGAACAGTATTCCAAACTGTAAACAGTTCAAGTACTCCGGGTACATATGCAAACGACAGTACAAGTACAACACTAAACCAAGCAACCAATGTACACATTGAAGGAATTAGTATTCAAACAGTATCAACTACTGCTCCTGCAATACTATTGCAAAGTTGTAAAAACAGTCACTTTAAAGAAATTGGCATTACAGGTCCTTGGACTACAGGCACAGCAGTTACTACAGCTAACGCAGGTATTGAACTAGGTTCACTGAGTAGCATTGTAGGAACACAAAAGAACAAGTTTGATCATGTTATGTTTAATGGTCTAAGTGTTGGCATTGCTAGTGACGATGATGTTTATAATAATCACTTCCATTGCTGTTACTTCCAAAACTTAGGCAATGGTGTATTGTTTGGCGAAGGAACTTCATTAGGTGCGCAAGGACAAACAACTGCTCCTTGTAAGAACAAGATTAGTCAGTGTGACTTTACTGACATCGATAAAGAAGGCATTGTAGTTACACAGGGTGTTAACAATGTTAGTTCTCACAACAACTTTGAAGGTGTAGGTAACGTAGGCGGCAACGAAGGCAATGCACAGTATAGTATAATTGACTTTAACAAAGCAGGCAACAGCAGTGTTGAAGACTACTTTGCAAGAACTGCCCTACTTGGATATAATCAAACTTATATCTCAACATTCAAATACGTATCAGAAATTAAAGGTGCAGTAAATGCTACACTAGGTGGTATGAACACACTAGAAGTACAAGAAGCTAGTTCGTCGACTTACTTCTTTAGATTACCAGGCGATTATAGCAGAACTTATAAACTTGCTTACAGTTACAAAAGTGCAGTTGCTAATGCTCAACGAGCAGGCACAATGACATTTATGTTAGATGCTGGCACAAACACACTATTGTTTGAAGACGAGCATGATTATCAAGGTGATGCTAATTATGAAACAGCGTTAACCTTTACTGCAACAACTGTCAACACAGATGGAGTATCAGGGGTTGACACGATCATAGTTTCTATGTTAAACTCAATAACAAATGATCAAGGTGAATTTAATTACAAAATCAAAGTTTTGAGTTAATGAATGAAATAAAATTTGAACAAAAAGTAAAACTGTGGAAGAACTTACGAGTTAACCTCGAGTCTCATCCGAGACCATTTAGCTTGCTAACACAGTTTACAAGTACGTTAAAAACAAGTAGCAGAAAAGACTCTCCGTGGGATCCAAAAAGTGTCATACACCCTTGGAACTTAATAGAGAATAACTCATTTACTGAGTATGAAATTGCGCTATTAACTTGCTATACTTTACAGTTAACAGACCGTTTTTGTCTAGCAGAAGTAGAGATACATATCAGTAAGGACTTAGAAAACGAACAAACCATGTATCTAGTGTACTTGGACAAAAGTATAGTCTTAGGATACAACAATGAAGTACTAACAATGAACGACTTACCGGAAAACATTATATCACAAAAGACGATACCAATGCCTCCACTACACTAAATAATTTTGAAACAAGGGAAAGAAGTAGAATGAAATCAGATCTCAATATTTTAAAACGTAACGGCGAACGTACTACGTTAGACATTAATAAAATACACAAAGTAGTAACACATGCCTGTGACGGACTAGCAGGAGTGAGTAGTAGTTTAATTCAAATGAATGCAGGCATCCAGTTTGCAGACAACATGACAACAACTGACATCCAAGACTTGCTAGTTAGATCTGCAAATGACCTAATCTCGTTAGAAAGTCCAAATTATCAATTTGCCGCGGCACGTTTGTTGTTGTACGGTCTGTATAAAGATGTATTCGGCACGTTTGAAAAGACACCATTGATTGATATGATTAATCAAAATGTAGGCAAAGGATTGTATGATCCGGAACTATTAGAAAAATACACAGCAGAAGAAATTGCAACACTAGACAGCTATATCCGTCACAAGCGTGATGAGAACTTTACCTATGCAGGCTTGCGCCAAGTAGTAGACAAGTATCTTATTCAGGATCGTAGCACAGGAGATCTATTTGAATCTCCACAACACATGTACATGATGATTGCGGCAACATTGTTCGCTAATTATCCTGCATCAGAACGTATGCATTATGTAAGGAGATACTACGATGCGACCTCACTATTTAAAATCAATATCCCAACGCCAGTTATGGCAGGCGTCCGTACTCCGGTTCGTCAGTTTGCCTCTTGCGTTCTCGTTGACGCTGATGACACCCTCGATAGCATCTTCGCTTCAGACATGGCCATTGGCCGCTATACTGCTCAGAGAGCAGGAATTGGAATCAACGCAGGAAGAATACGTGGAGTAAACGCCCGCATTAGAGGTGGTGAAGTAGCACACACAGGTATTGTCCCGTTCCTAAAGAAGTTCGAAGCAACTGTACGTTGTTGTACACAAAATGGTGTACGTGGCGGAAGTGCTACTACACACTTTCCTTTTTGGCATCAAGAGATTGAAGACATTCTTGTACTAAAAAACAACAAAGGTACAGAGGACAATCGTGTACGCAAGCTAGACTATTCAATTCAGCTTAATAAAACTATGTACGAACGATTGTTATCTGGAGGCGATATAACTTTGTTCTCGCCGCATGATGTACCTGGATTGTATGAAGCATACTTTGGTGATGCTGACAAGTTTAAAGAACTATACGAAAAGTTTGAGCGTTCAACTAAGATTAAAAAGAAAACTATTTCAGCAATGGACTTGTTTAGTGCGTTAATTAAAGAACGTGCAGAAACAGGCCGCATTTATATTATGAATGTTGATCATTGTAACACACATAGTTCATTCTTAGACACAGTTTACATGAGTAATTTGTGTCAAGAGATTACACTACCAACTAAGCCGCTTACTCATATTGATGATCCAGATGGTGAAATTGCATTGTGTATCCTAAGTGCTATTAACGTAGGTATTATTAGGAACTTAGACGAGCTAGAAGAACTATGTGAACTGGCAGTACGTGCGCTAGAAGAAATTATTGATTACCAAAAGTATCCAATCAAAGCCGCAGAGATTAGTACCAAAGCAAGACGTAGTTTAGGTGTAGGCTATATTGGACTTGCACATTACCTTGCTAAGAATCAAGTTAAGTATGACGATCCTAAAGCATGGCAATTAGTACACGACTTGAGCGAAGCGTTCCAATACTATTTGTTAAAGGCGTCAAACACTCTTGCAAAAGAACGTGGCCCTTGCGAATACTACGACCGAACTAAATACTCAGTAGGCATACTTCCAATTGATACATACAAAAAGGAAGTAGATACTATTGTGGAGAACAAGTTAAATTATGATTGGGATAGTTTACGGAATGACATCAAAGAATATGGAGTCAGGCACAGCACTTTGTCCGCACAAATGCCTTCAGAGAGCAGTTCCGTTGTGTCGAACGCAACCAATGGAATCGAACCACCTAGAGGATACTTGTCCGTTAAAAAGTCCAAAAAAGGGCCTCTTAAGCAAGTTGTTCCGCAGTATCAAACACTAAAGAATCACTACACATTATTATGGGATATGCCTAGTAACGAAGGGTATATCAATGTCGTTGCAGTAATGCAAAAGTTTTTTGATCAAGCAATTAGCGGCAACTGGAGTTATAACCCAACACAGTTTGAAAACAATGAAGTACCAATGAGTGTAATGATCGGCGACTTGCTGAACACATACAAGTACGGCTGGAAGACATCTTACTATCAAAACACATACGACTATAAGACAGACGGCGACTTAGCTGATGTTGAGCCAGAAGTAGAACTAATGGCAAGAGATGAGTTTAGTGGTACTGATGATGAGTATGATGAATTTTGTGACAGTTGCGCAATTTAAAGGTTGACATGCACAACAACATATGTTACACTAGTATAATGTTAAAAGGGGAAATGAGATAACATGGCAAAGACAGTATTTAATCAGGACAAAGTTGATTTCACCAAGAGCACAATGTTCTTTGGTCCAGATCAAAACACACAGCGATATGATGTGTTTAAATTCCCAGAGTTTGATAAACTTAATCAAACTATGCTTGGGTACTTTTGGAGAGCAGAAGAAGTGAGTCTACAAAAAGACCGTGCTGACTTTGCAAACTTTCGTCCAGAACAAAAGCACATTTTTACAAGTAATTTAAAGTATCAAACATTGCTAGACAGTGTGCAAGGACGTGGACCCAGTTTAGCGTTTTTGCCTTATGTATCGCTTCCTGAACTAGAAGGGTGTATTGTTACTTGGGACTTCTTTGAAACAATTCATTCACGTTCGTATACACATATTATGAAGAACGTATATTCTGATCCAAGTGAAGTGTTTGACACTATCTTAGATGACAAAGAAATTCTAAAACGTGCAACAGCAGTTACTAAAAACTATGATGCATTTACAGAAGCGGCAGATGCTTGGTTCCATCGAGGAGAAGGCACTCTGCGAAATGTTAAGAAGTTAATGTTCTTAGCAATGATGAATGTAAACATTTTGGAAGGCTTGCGTTTTTACGTTAGCTTTGCATGTACGTTTGCATTCGCTGAGTCAAAAGTAATGGAAGGGTCTGCAAAGATTATTTCGCTTATTGCTAGAGACGAAGCAACACACTTAAACCTATCTACACAGATCCTCAAGCATTGGCTTAAAGGTAACGATGATCCAGAGATGGCAAGCGTTGCTAAAGAGTGCGAAGAAGAGATCTACGAGATGTGGCGTACATGTGTTGAAGAAGAAAAAGCATGGGCGGATTACTTGTTTAAGGACGGAGCAATCATTGGCCTAAACGAAGAACTACTATATCACTATGTGGAGTATATTGCTAACCGCAGACTTAAAGCACTAGGTTACAAGACCATATTTGATCGTCCAGTTAATACTAACCCACTACCTTGGACACAACATTGGTTGAGTTCGTCAGGCTTGCAGGTCGCTCCCCAAGAGACAGAGGTCGAATCGTACATCATCGGCGGCATCAAACAAGACGTGGACAAGGAGTCATTGAAAGGCTTTAGTTTATGAACAATCAAGAAACTATTGTGTACAGTAAAGTAAACTGTCCTTCTTGTGTAAAAGCAAAGAGGGTACTAGATAACTTGAACGTGCCGTACACTTTACAAACGCTAGGAGAAGATATTCAACCTAGCGAGCTTATGGAACTCTTTGAACAGAAAGGTTTGCCAGCACCAAGAACTGCGCCGCAAATCTTCCTTAACGGAGATTACATCGGAGGCTATGAACAACTAGTCTCTTATATCGAAGACACCGGGTTCAATGGAACCGGACACTCATTATCATAAAAGTAGGAATAAAATATGTTAATTGAAGTACCGTACAAAGACGGCGATACTATTACTTTTAAAACTGTAGCAGGTGAAGAAGTAATTGCTCGCTTAGTACAAAAAGCAGAGGATTCAATGAAGATCAGTAAGCCAATGGCACTTACTATGAACAAAGATGGACTAGGACTAGTACCTTTTATGTTTACAGTGTCAAAGGATAGTGACGTAATTATTAATTTAACTACTGTCGTCTTTATTGCCAAGACCGAAAAAGGTATGGCAGATCAATACATTGAATCAACAACATCAATCAAACTAGTTTAAAGGAGAAACAAACTATGACAATACATGAAGAAATCGTTGCACAATTTGAAGCGTACCTAACAGAGAATGAAAAATTTGAAGGTGGTACAAAAGCCGCGGCCGCAAGAGCTCGTAAAGCACTTGGCGATCTAGGCAAGCTAACTAAAGCGAAACGTGCTGAGATTCAAGACAAAAAGAACAATATGTAATAAATATTATACTGGGCGCAAGTCATTAGGATTTGCGCCCTATATATTGAAGGGCAACTCATGACACAACAGGGCAAATTAAAATGGTACAACCACGTGAAAGGTTACGGCTTTATTGGGCGTGAAGAAGGCCAATCAGATCTGTTTGTACACATATCCGAATTCCGCAAAATAGGCATCAAGAAAGTTATAGACGGTATGCATATCGAATACGATCTAGATGACCACAATGGCAAACCAATTGCTATTAATCTTAAATTAATTCACACTCCAGAACCAAAATAATACTTGACTTCTTATTAATTTAGTGCTATACTAAATGAAGTAATAAGGAGAATCAAGTGAAGTACGTGATTGATATCGACGGCACCATTTGCAAGGAAGTAATTATTCCTGACAGTGGTGGAAAGAAAGATTACGCTAATCATATTCCAATGCCGGACCGCATTGCAAAAGTAAATGCATTGTATGATGCAGGACACACTATCAAGTATATGACAGCCCGTGGATGCGTAAGTGGCGTAGACTATTACAAACTTACACATGCACAGCTAATACGTTGGGGTGCAAAGCATCACGAACTAAGCGTAGGTGAAAAAGAAAACTACGACATCTGGATCGACGACAAAGCATTCTGGAGTGAAAACTTCTTTAGAGAAACAGGAGAAAGCTATGAGTAATATTAGAGAATGGGTATTTGATTGTTGGAATAGTGTAATGGATAGCGAAAAGAATCCATTAAGTGTTATTCCGGACTTTAGTACACGCCATATGATTATGCAAGTGTTGGCATGGATGTGGTGTATTGCATTTGCTATAATTGTAG